GCCCTGATAGGCGCGGTGGGCGTTCAAGACTTGGTTCATGTCCGCGCCCTCATTGAGCGCCTTTCGGTCGCCCTTGGTCAGGCCGGTGATCTGGTCGAGCGACGGTTCTTTCGTCAAACCGGCAGCGCCAGTCTCGCCAGACGGCACGTTCTGGCAATCACACCTCGGATGCCGCTTGAAGCCCGCGTTCCACTTGAAGAACTTGCCGGCAAGGACTGAGCAGCGAGTGCATGACGGCGGGTTCACCATCCGCACGTAGCCAATCCCGGGACGGGCCGTGATGGCGACACCAGAGGCGCCACGTGAAGCATCAGCGACAGCGGTGTGAATCGCCATGTCGAGCCACTGCCCACCGGCCGCCAGCGCTGCCTGTGGTGGCATCGTGCCCGCAGCGGTCTTCGCCGTAGTCACGCCGCCATACAGCAACGAGTCGAGCGGCCTACCATCCGACGCGACGCCAGCGAACGCCCGTGGGTTCACCTCGCCCAGCGGATCGACCGACTGCCCAAGCTCGGCCAGCGTCGCCGGAACCGAAGCCGCACCATTCCTGGCCGCACCCAACTGCGCCGACGAGGTCAGCAACGCGATCCGCGGGCCGATCCTGGCCCAACTGGCGTCGAACTCAGTCCCCATTTTCGCCAACTCACTCCGCGTCAGAGCGAGAGTGGCCAGCGTCAGGCGCTGTTGGATCAAGTAAGCGTCAGCCACCGCCCGCGGGAGCACCCTGGCCGCCGTTCATCATGGCCGGGACAGCAGGCGTGTTGCCGCCCATCAGCTTGTTAGCCGCCGCCAGCATCGGATCATTCGCAGCCTCCTCATCGAGGTACTGCTGCTCCTTGGCCTTACGCTGCTCAGTCCATCCGAGCTCGTCCCAGTAGCCCTGCCGGGACAGCACGCCAACGCTGCGGCGCTTCATCAGAGCGTCCTCACGCTGGGCCACGGTCGGGGTTGACGGGTCGTGCCACTCCACGCCAACGCGGGAACCGTCAACCCAGGTGCCGGTCGAGAAGCGCAGTGCGAGCGCGGCAGTCCAGCCCAGGACCGATCCGACCTGGGAGTTCTGCCGTTCGATGAACTTCACGGCCTGCGCCTCCTCAGCGCGGATCGCATCAGCTGAGGGAGGGTTGGTCGTGGTCAGCCCGAAGTACCGGGTAGGGAGCAACGTCACGGATGCCGCCAGCTTGCCGTACAGGTTGAGCTGGGTTTCGAAGTTCTTCAGATCCGACACAGTGAACTGACCGACCTTGATGTCGGGGTTCTTGTTCGCCCAGACCGCGTTGTAGTACGCCTCCCACACCGGGAGCGGCTTGCCCTCACTGTCAACGAAGTCACCCATAGATACACCAAGGGCATACCGGGTCGGGACGCCGTGAGCCTCCGAAGCAAACTGCAAGTTCGTCAACGCCCGCGCCGCCGCATCCGTGATACCGGTGATGCGCTGCATCAGTGACGCGCCGCGCCACGACCCAGACCGGCGCCGGCACAAGCTCATCGTCACAGGGACACGACCCAGACGGTGCTGGTCACGGTCAACCTCGGCCCAACGCCCGGTCGCCTCGTCACGCTGCGCCCAGACCGTCTCGTCAGGCTTGAGCAAGGTGATGTTCGTGGGGCCACCGGCGGCAATGTTGCCCAGCGGCCCGAGATCGTCACTGTAGAACTTGCAAGCCGACGTCATCTGACGTTTGCGGACGTCCACGAACGCCGACATCTCCCGCGGCGACTCCACATGAATCAGAGGGTTCGCAGGGTCGTCCTCATTCGAGCCGACAGAGAAGAACGACCGGCCGTAGACGTACCGGTCCTGCAGGAACAGCGACAGGTCCGCGTCAAGGTTGTTCGCGTCCATAATCTCGTTCAGCCGCGGGTCCGCCTTCTCCTGCCCTGGCAGGATCAGCGCCCGAACATCCTGACGGGACTCGATCGACTCCACGTACATGCCAGGCCAGTTCACGACGAGCAGGAACCGCCGAAATGACGGCGGGACAGCCATCCCCAACTGCTCGATCCTCTGCTCACCATCGAAGTAGCGGGACATCAGCGTGTCCGACAGGTAGTACTGGTCGAGGTCGGATTTGTGTCGCTCGATGAGAGTGACCTCATCAGGGGTGAGAGCCAAGGGTTCACCCCTTCCTTTGCTTATCCGAGCACGAACATGCGACTGTCTTCAGGTACTTCAGGTTCTGCTGACCAGCCAGAGGTCAGGAGGTCGGCGCGGGCCTCGTAGGCGAGCGCGTCACCAACAACCGAGTCGATCTTGCGAGGCGAGTTCGGGTACTCCTTGCGGACCAGCCGCTGCGAGCCCTTCATCCGCACGAACACGTTGCCGTAGTGCTCAGTGGCCAGCGGGTCATCGTCATGCCACACGACACCGTTCATCAGATCCGCGTGCAGCCGATCCAGCGCCGCACCCATCGCAAGCTCGCGGCGGGTCTCCCACGGGATCACCCGCTCTTCGCCGAACTCGACAGCCAAGGCGTCAATGTCGGAGCGCCACTCATGCGGGTCAAAGTAGCCACGGACAACCTTGTACCGGCCGAAGGCCTCACGGATCGTCGCTAACACGTCACGGCGAGGAACCTCCCACCCGATGCCGGCCGCGCCGTCAGGCTTCGGCCATGCGCCAATGCGGAACAGGAACCCATCGCTCATGCACGACCCACGAAGGACCGTCGTGTCATCGTTCAGCGATCCGTCAAAGCCCAGCGTGATCGGCTCATTCGGCTCGACTACCCGAACCTTCTTCTGCCGCTCGTGGACGTCCTTGGCGATCCACGCATCCTTCGTGGACAGCGGACGGTTCAAGAAGTAGCGGGCGGCAGTAGCCTCATCCGGGCATGAGCGCGGATCGAGCATCTCGCGGTAGATCCGATCCAAGTCCATCCACTCGGTCGCCGCGCCATACACGTACCGGAGTTGGGCCATCGTGTGCGCCGCGTCCGCGATATCGACGCGACCCTTGGCCTCGCGGTGGTTCACATAGACCGAGGCGCTCAGTTCCTTCTTGCGCCACGCCGTCAGCGTCTCCTCAAAGATGGACTGCTCACCAGGGCGGTACGCCGTCGACGTCTGCAACAGCCACGGCTCAGCGATCTTCCGCTTGCCCAGGTTGCGGCGCACCGTGCCATACATCGCCTTGAGCTCACGCAGCACGTACAGGTGCGTCTCGTCCGCGACGACGAACGTCTCCTTGCCACCATCCTTCGACGCAGACCCAGAAGTGCTCGCCCGGATCTCACCACCATGCGGCAGGTAGATCGCGGTGGCCGACTGATACAGGCGCACGCCACTGGTGCCGCCGTAGATGTCCGGGCGGTTTTCCTTGCCCCAGTCATTGACGATGTACGCCACGACCGAGAACGCCGCGGTGGCTTGAGACTCCTCAGTGGCCAAGCACTTGATGAGCGGCGACACGACAGGCTTGCCAACCGGCTGCCCATCCTTGTCCCACCGATCAAACCTCACCGGGCCGAACGCCTCAGCGACCACAAGCCAGCCGGCGATCTCAGTCTTGGCTCGACCCTTCGGCCGGGACAGAACTGCCTCGTCGTAAACCTTGCGACCAGTCGTCGGGTTGATCCGATATGCCTGAACGATGAAGTCCAACATCTCGTCATCGAGAGTGACCGGCGCGCCCTGCAAATCGCCGGGGCCGTGGCAGGCGTTCTCGGTGATGAAGTCAGCAACCAGATAGCCGAGTGAGCAGACATGCCCATCGAACAGCGGCTTGAAGCCAGCCATCAGGACGACTTGGCGGCTCGAGCCCGATCCAAGGACGAGACCTTGCCGCCAGGGACGGACGGCTTCTGCACGCCACGATTACCGTGAGACTGCGGCTTCTTGCCAGCCTCGTCCGGCAGACGCAACGCAGCGAGCAGCTGCTTCATCACGTTCGCCGTCGTGTTCGCCTGAGTCAACGCCTGAGTCATGCGGAGCTCGAAGACCTGACCATCCGAGTTGATGTCGAGGACGAGCGTCGCCCATGTGTCAACGTCGGCCCGCAGGATCTGGTCGAGCTTGTCGAGGCGATCCTTCGAACGGCACGCCTCAAGGAGCTGCACCATCTGGGCACCGTCGAGAACATGAGCGGTGGTGATCGACGTCCACAGCGCACG